AAATAGATAAATATACCCTGTCTTCTATGTCTTCCCTGTCCCGGAGATGTTTATTTCCTGGATTAGGGCGAAAACAAAAGCAATTTTGCATTAGTTGATGTATGACTAAGTATGTATACCAAATACAAGGTGCATTGGAAAATGCAGAAAGAAAGTTTTGTGGCTTTCGAGTGTTGGTAGCCAACAAGGACTTTATGGATCTTGCCGATGTACCTGCCGAAGTGTTTCCAAAAGAAACCTCAGCTTACATTCAGTTTAGGCTAAGAGTCACAGAACGGTTTGATATACGAAAACTACCCCCATCCGTGGAGAGCAGTATTAGGATGCCGTTAGGGCATTGGCTAGATTATTGGATAATGAAAAACTTTGGCAATCCTTGCAAACCAAAAAATACTAACGCTTGATTACTGGAAACTAGCCCATAACCTTAGGGTTGGGGACTATGTGTTTGATAAAGAGGGCAAACCCCAAAAGATAACCCTGGTCCAAGAATACCGTTCTGATGACTGCTATAGGGTTTCTTTTAACGACCACCTCACAGTGGAGGGCGACCAGCACCTTGGATTTCAAATCGAGGACAAAGTTTACCGTGATCGCCTAGACCAGTACAAAGGCAAGTTTAAATTCAAGCGTCCGCTCAAGTTTAGAAAAGTCTCAAACATCCCGGCTGACAACTTAAAGCGAACTGCCACAGCCAGTGCTTTTAGCATACCCACCACCAAGCCACTTCAGTTTCCCCACCAGTCCCTACCCGTCCCACCTTTCATCTTTGGCTATTGGTTCTTTACCCATGAAACCCGCAATAGAAGGATGCACTTCTCTAAGGGCAACCATGACTTCCTTACCGAAACCTTTAAAGACGCTGGGTATTCCATAATAGAGCGGGGCAAACACTCAAATGGAGAAAAGTACTTTTCTGTACACCCAACCATTGAGTCACACCTTAACTTTGACCTTCCGTACCGAATTCCAAACAATTATCTCTTAGCTTCTGCAGAGCAACGATTGGAACTGCTCAAAGGTATCTTGTGTGCCAAACCCAAATCCTACTCCAAGAAAACCGGTCTATTCCGATTTACTAACGGGCATCTACCAATTGTCCAACAGATACAAGCGCTAGTGGAATCATTAGGACATAAAACAACCTTGGAAATAAATGAACAGCGTAAAAGCTATATACTTATTTTCAGATCTAAGTTACAATTAGTAAATAACCAAATACCACACCCAAAGCCTTTAGTACACCAAGGACGTAGGTACATCAAAGCAATTTCCAAGTTGCCGCCGCAATTGTGCGTTCACATTGAAACCGAAGGAGCTGATAATAGTTACCTGGTCGGAGAAGGATTCATAGCTGTATGTTAACCCCGCAACAAGAAAAGACCCTTACCAAATTTATTACTGAAAGGCAACACTGGCCTAAAGCACAGCTTGACGCCGCCGTTTGGCAGATTAAATGGAAGCTACAGGCACTGCCACACCAAAAGGAACCTGAGGATGGAGAGTATGACACATTTCTTATGCTTGCGGGCCGGGGGTCTGGCAAGACGCACACTGCGTCTCATTGGATTGGTATTCGCGCTTGGATCTTCGACAACACTCGCTGGCTTGTCACCGCCCCAACCTCTAATGATATCCGTGCAACTTGCTTTGAAGGAGACTCCGGTCTTCTCAATATCATACCCGCGTCACTTATACGAGATTACAACAAGTCCCTCTTTGAAATTACCCTTATCAACGGAAGCCTCATTCAAGGAATCCCAGCTTCAGAACCAGAACGGTATCGTGGTAAACAATACCACGGAGCTTGGTTTGACGAGTTGTGCGCCTTCGATTATATTGACGCAGCATACGACGGTGTACAGTTCACATTGCGTCTTAGAGACCCTCGCCTTCCAAGGGTCCAGCAAATCATTACCACCACCCCCAAGCCAAAAGAGCTCATTGTTGACCTCAACGAAGGTAAAGTCGGTGGTGACGTCTACGTTGCAAACGCATCCTCGTATGACAATCGGGCGAACCTCTCCGAGACATTTTTCAAACAGCTAGAAACCTACGACGGAACCGACATTGGTCGGCAAGAGATTTACGGTGAGATTCTGGACCCAGAGTCATCTGGTATCATCAAACGCAAGATGTTTAAGCAATGGCCGGCTTCCAAGCCAACACCAAACCTAGAATACGTTATTGCTTCCTATGACCCTGCTACCTCAGAAAAAACACACAACGACCCAACAGCATGCACTGTGTGGGGTATCTTTGAAAACACCGACGTGGGAACTTGTGCCATTCTATTGGATGCTTGGGACCAGCATTTATCCTACCCAGAACTTCGCCGCAAAGTAATTGAAGATTTTAAAGAAGTTGTATATGGGGCGGACAATACATTCGGTAAAGGCCGTAAAGCTGACCAAGTTTTAATGGAGGACAAAAGCGCAGGTATTTCTTTGATTCAGGAACTTCAGCAATCAGGAATTCCTGTACGAGCATATAATCCCGGCCGCAGTGATAAGGTACAGCGTCTTAACATTGTGGCCCCTTTAGTTGCAAAAGGAAAGATTTACATACCAGAAGATACAAAACAAAAAGGGGAGTATGCAGAATGGGCCAAGCGTTTCTTGCGCCAAGTCTGTTCATTCCCCGAAATGGGGGGCCATGATGACTATGTGGACTCCCTATCCCAAGCATTAAGAATATTAAGGGATTCGGGCTGGATTAGATTAGATCCGTTACCTGCTCGAGATTACGACTATGCCGATTCCGAACCAAGCAAACGTTTAGCAAATCCTTATGCGCAATAAAGGGCGGATTTGGCCATAATTTTGCATTAGTGTATATAGGAACACGAAAAGCGCCTGCAGCGCCTGTTTGTACCGGTTTACAAACTAGTTTCCTCATACACAACTAACCGGAGTTAAAATGAAGAAAGTAAAGGGATTTCACAGGCACCATATTATTCCCCGACATGCGGGAGGGTCTGATGATCCTAAAAATTTGGTTTTATTGACCCCAACCGAGCACGCTGAAGCACACAGGAAACTGTATGAAAAATATAAAAATCCTTATGATGCCCTAGCATATAATTTCCTAATAAAGCAAATAGATGAAAATGGAGAATATAAGAAAGGTTTTAAGGGCGTCGGTTTTTGGAAAGGGAAAAAGTTCTCTGAGCAAACAAGGGCTAAAATGAGCGAATCATTGAAAAACAATAAGAATGCATTTGGCCTAAAGCATACAGACAAAGCTAAAAAAGCAATGTCTGAAACAAGAAAACTCGGAGGAAACGCCAGGGCCAAAAAGATAAAATATAACGGGAGTGTATTTTCCTGTATTAAGGAATTAGCTCTGTTTCTAAATATGCCGCACTCTTCTATTAGGTGGCGCGTACAAACAAACCCAGAAAAATGGGGATATGAGGTTTTAGCATAATGGCACAATCGCCACAGTTACCGATCAATACAGGCAGTAACCTACCAAATCTTGACGCAGAGCAAAACCTTCACGAAAAGGAAGCTCAAGACGACGAGATGGAGCAATACGCCGAACAATTTGATTTGGATGATGATGAAGTTGAACAGGAAGTTATAGAACTTTCGGACGGTTCCGTAGTAGTTAACTTTAAAGAAACACAAGGCCCACAAAAGCATCCTGAGTTCTATACAAACTTGGCAGAAGAATTTGATGAGCAAACTTTAAATTCCCTTGCCAACGAATATTTGGACTTGATTGATGTCGACACAGAATCGCGGTCCCAAAGGGATAAACAGTACGAAGAAGGACTTCGTAGGACCGGCCTTGGTAAGGACGCGCCTGGCGGTGCTACTTTCGACGGTGCTTCTAAAGTTGTGCATCCCGTCATGGCCGAGGCTTGCGTTGACTTCGCAGCTTCCTCGTCAAAAGAGCTATTACCGCCCGACGGACTTGTCAAATCGAACATCAAAGGCGATGCTGACAAACGAAAAGAAGATACAGCCGATCGTAAAGTAACCTTTATGAACTGGCAGCTCACTGAGCAAATTCCAGAATACCGTGACGAGATGGAGCAGCTGCTGACCCAGCTCCCACTCGGCGGTTCCCAATTCCTTAAATGGCGCTATGACGATGAACAACGTCGTCCAACATGCGAATGGGTGCCGATTGATAACATTCTATTACCTTGGTCATCAACAAACTTCTACACAGCTCAACGTGTAACTGAAGTACAAGACATTACTGAAGATACTTTCCTACAGCGAGTTGAGTCCGGTATTTACCGTGATATTGATTCTGATTACTCTTCAGATGCCCCACTTAATGACCAAACCAGATCACAAAAAGCCAACGACAAAATCGAAGGTAAAGATCTACCGTCCAAGAACATTGATGGCCTGCGCCGAATCTATGAAATCACATGTTTCATGCGCATGGAAGAAGATCCAGAAACAGAAGGCAAACGCGCCCCATACATTTTAACAATTGACGAAACCACTTCTAAGGTTCTGTCACTCTACCGTAACTGGGAAGCCGGCGATGAAAAACTTGAGAAGCTGGATTGGTTCGTGGAGTTTAAATTTATCCCATGGCGTGGAGCTTACGCTATCGGACTGCCTCATCTTATTGGCGGTCTCTCCGCTGCTCTTACTGGCTCTTTGCGCGCTCTGCTTGATGCTGCTCATATCAACAACAGCCAGACAATGCTTAAACTTAAAGGTGGACGAATTGGTGGGCAGTCAGACCGAATCGAACCAACCCAAGTTGTAGAAATTGAAGGCGCACCTGGTGTTGATGATGTACGTAAGATTGCAATGCCAATGCCATTCAATCCACCATCAAGCGTTCTTTATGATTTGCTTGGTTGGTTAACTGCTGCAGCTAAAGGTGTAGTAACAACAGCAGAAGAAAAGATTGGTGAAGCTAACAACCAAATGCCTGTGGGCACAACCCAAGCTCTTATTGAGCAAGGTGCTAAAGTATTCTCTAGCATCCATGGCCGTTTACACCGTTCACAAGCTAAATCTCTTAAAATCGTTTCACGTATCAATCATTGGTACTTGGATGAAATGGACAATCAGTCCGGCGAAGAGATTGAAGTTCGGGACTTTGCTTACAACTCAGATGTACGCCCAGTATCAGATCCTAACATTTTCTCTGAGACCCAACGTCTTGCTCAGAACCAAGCACTCTTACAAATGGCGTCTACTGCGCCCCCAGGAATGTTTAACCTTCGTGCGGTTTACTCACGAATTTTAGGACAGCTTAAAATTCCAGCGGTTGGAGAAGTATTACCAAACCCGCAAGGTGTGGTTGAATCTAATCCAGCATTGGAAAACGTATCAATGACAATGGGGCAAGCAGCTGCTGCATTCCCAGATCAAGATCACATTGCTCATATTCAAGTTCACTTAGAATACGCAAACAATCCTGCCTACGGTGGTAACCCAGTTATTGGGCCTATGTTCTCCCCACACGCTTTAGAACATATTAAGCAGCATTTAACATTGCACTATCTGCAAGAAATGCGTGGCTATGTGGCAAAAGCTAGCAACGGCAAAGACAAATTTGAGTTGCATAAAGAAAGACCACTTGATGGCGATGCACAAAAAGCAATTGCATTGGCGTCACGCATGGTAGATAACGATGCCAAAACCAATTTGGCTCCGTATATCCAACAAATTCAAGCTCTGGCTCAGAAAGTTGCTCAAGCTCAACAGGCTCAACAGCAATCTGCAATGATGTCTGACCCAACTGCTGCGGTTATTATGCAAACACAGATGGCAGAAACAAAACGTAAAGCTGCAGAAGCTCAGACTCAGCAACAATTTGAAACACAGAAACAGCAACAAAACTATCAACTGGAAATCGCTCAACTTCAGCAAAAAGTTCAAGAACTTCAAGCTAAGTACGGTACTCAAACCAGCATTGATAACCAACGTAATGCTACAGACATTGCTATGGCTAACATCAATAACTCTGCTAAAGAGCGTATTGCCTTGATTAATGCAAAATCGCAAATGAGCCAACAGCAAATTGCTCTTGATGCAGCACAAAATCAGTCTGCGCAAGAAGCCATTCAAACTTCAGAGGCAGACATACGTCAGCACGGTTTAGCTGTACAGCAACAACAGTTTGAACAACAGTCTCAGCAAGTTCAAAACCAGATTGAAGCTCAAAAAGCACAGCAAGATCAACAGCAACAAGCCCAAGCCCACCAGCAACAGGTAGCTCAGCAAGACCAACAGCACCAACAAGGCTTGCAACAAGCTGACCAACAGCATCAACAAGCACTACAACAGGCTCAACAGCAGCATGAGCAACAACTACAACAGCAACAAGAACAACAAGCAGCAGCCCCACAACCCCCACAAGGACAATAATGGCAACTAAAAAACAAGACGGCGGCGAATTAGGCTTCCGCAAATCATACAAAATGACTGGTACCCCTGGCTATGCTGGCGGTCCTGGTGAAACAACCATCGACAAAGGTAATTCAGGCTCCAAACGCGCTAATAATGCCGTTCTTAATGGCAACAAAATGGCCAAAGACAGCAAAGTTGGTCAAAGTAAGAACCTTAAAGATATCAAAGGCGGAAACTTTTATTAATTTTAGGGCGGATTTTCCGCCTTTATTGCATTAGTAGGTATAGAAGGGACAAGTGTCGGCCAACACCGGTCTTGCCAGTACAAGATCTAACCTTCACTTATTAAACTTACTGGGGTTAAAGATGTATCAATCTGCAAAAGATTATAGAAAGAAATGGGTGGTTTCTGCACACGGAAGAGCCATTAAACTTTTTCATAATGCTAAAAGACGGTGTATTAAATCGGGCGGTACCGTAACAATAACACAAACTTGGATAAAAAATAAGTTAAATTTAGGTGTTTGTGAGCTTACAAATTTACCTTTTGATTTTTTACCTTCTGATAAAGATAGCAGTAACGGGTACGCACCGTCCTTAGATCGGATTGATAGTAAGAATCCTAACTACTCACCGGATAATACCAGGGTAGTTTTGGTAGCAGTGAACCGAGCATTAAATGAGCATGGTGATAAGTACTTATTACCGATTTTAAAAGCAATGATAGCTGGAATTGAAAAACATGGTTGATTTTTTATCCGAAATAATTAATCGAACCAGACAAGAAAAGCAAAAACTTGCGGAAGCCATTACCGCCGGACATAATGTAAACAATTTTGAGGACTATCAACGCTTAGTTGGCCGTGCCGAGGGATTTCAAGCAGTTTTGGACATTATTGACGAACTTTTGACAGAAGACGACGAATCGTAAGATTCAGAAAGGGATTGCCGGATGGCGATTGATTTTAATAGTAGGGAAGAACCAGATTTACGCTCAGAATTAGAGTGTTTTCCTGAAGTAGACCCCGGTGTAGAGATTCTTGGCGACCGAGTACTGGTGCAATTGCGCAGGGAAAAGACAACAAGTAAAGGCGGTATCATTCTTGTGGATGAAACCAAGCAAACTCTTCGTTATAACGAGACAGTAGCTAAAGTACGTGGAATTGGCCCCTTAGCATATAAGAGTCCAGACGATTTAGCACCTTGGCCGGAAGGCAATTGGTGTAATGTTGGCGATTTAGTTCGCACCATCAAGTACGGCGGCGATCGATTCGTAGTGCAACCTGAAGATGATGGCGCGGCTGTGGTGTTTATTACACTGCAAGCGCGTGAAGTGATCTCCAAGATCAAATCATTTGAAGCAGCACAAAAAATGAAAGCGTTTGTTGATTAATAACTTTGTAGAAAGTATGTATGGCAGATAATGATAAAGATGTTCCTATTAAGGAGCGGGAAGATGGCACAGTGCTCGCCAAATTGGAGGTCCCAGATGAAGTAGAGGACCAAGAAGAGCCTAGACACAAAAAAGAAGAACACGAAGATAACGAAGACGGCGACCATGAAGAAGATGGCGGCGACGACGAAATAAACGCGGCAGAGACTGACGAAGAACGCGAGTCAATTCGTGAAGCTCGTCGTGAAGAGCGAAGACTCAAAAAAGAGTTAAAGAAACAGCGCGATCTTTCTTCAAAGAATAAGATTAATGCACTTGAGCGTCGGAATGCAGAACTTGCAGAACGCTTAGCTAAGGTTGAAAACACAGCATCATCTTACGAGTTTGCACAACTAGACAAGGCTATCGAAGACGAAGCCACTCGTGTTGAGTACGCTAAGATGAAAATGCTTCAAGCAGCTCAAGCTAATGATGCAGTAAGTCAAATGGAATACTTAGAACAGTTAACAGACGCTAAACAACGTCTTAACCAAGCTCAGCATTACAAAAAACAGCAAGTGGACCAAGCACAGTCACCAAAACAGAATGTGCCAAACCCAATCGCAACAGAAGTTCAACAAAATGCCACAAAATGGCTTAAAAAGAACTCTTGGTATGATCCACAAGCTAGAGATACAGATAGTAGAATTGCCAAAGTAGTTGACCAAGAGCTCGTAACCGATGGTTGGGATCCAAGTGATCCTGAATATTGGGAAGAGCTAGATAATCGTTTGCAGTCCCGTTTACCACACCGCTACACCAGTAAAGGTAGTAAAGAAGGTAGGCGCTCTTCAGGCCCAACAGCCTCAAGCAGAGCATCTAATGCAACAGCGCAAAAGCCTGGCACAATCACATTAAGCCGTGAACGTGTACAAGCAATTAAAGACGCAGGCGCATGGGATAANACAGAAAAACGAAACAAAATGATCCGAGCTTATGCTTCGTATGATCGTCAAAATAAAGGTTAATTAAAATGGCAACGAACCCAAGAATTAAACGTGACTTAGAAGACCGTCTTTTAGACCGAGTCGAAGAAACGAAAGAACGGATCGCTAATGACGATCCAGAAACATTATCCAAGAAGGAGCGTGTAGCTGCGTTTCGTGATAAGTGGCAAAACTCGGCTTTGCCGGATTTGCCAAACGGAGTCCTTCCCGGATTCCACTTGTGCTGGTTATCAACAACCAACACGTATGACAGTATCGACAAACGCATAGCGTTGGGTTATGAACCAGTTAAAGCCTCGGATTTAGGTAAAGGCTTTGAAGGACTAGGTAAAATGAGCTCGGGCAAGTTTGAAGGCTGTATTAGTTGTAATGAAATGGTTCTCTTCAAGTTACCAGAAGAAATCTATCAAGAAGTGATGAAAATGTTGCATCTTGAGG